TTCCCTGCCGTTCTCTAAGCACTTACGTATGACACTGTAAGCAGCGTTAGCGGCAGCAATGGTTTCTAGGATTGGCATATTACCTGTCCCTTAGGCTTTGCTCTATGTTATCTAGTTTCATAAAGATCGCCTTGATCGTTTCCTTCATCTCTTTCATCTCACGATCATAGGATGTCTTAGATGCTTCTAGTTGTGCTTTCAAGACAGCCACCTCAGTTGAAAGTTTATTACAGGAAGTAAATAGATACCAGACAACAAGTGCAATAGGTGCAACAAGCCACTGCATGACCAGATCAACAGTCTCCATCATCTCAATCACCACTTCTTACAAGACCAGTAACGAGCCGTGAACTTATCCTTGGCTGTATCACACTTGTGTCTAGCACGAAATGACTTTTGACGCTTAGGGTTTGACTTCTTGATAGTCATGTTAGGATCACCAAAACGGATGATCTTTTCCTTGCCATCTTTACAGGCTTTGACAACAAACTTCTTCGAACCCCCTGAGGTACGTTGAGGTGAGTTGCACTTCATTCTTGATTTGTCTGCACGTTTAGCCACGGTACCGTCCTAGTGTTATAGTCTTTAAGAAACCCCTCCAGATTTCATTAGGGGAAGGTAGCATCCAGCCTAAGATTAGCAGGATTATAACCCATGTCGGTATATCTTGGTTCATAACCTTAACGGATTCTACGGCACCTCCAACTGTGAAGGCACCCTCAGATTTATCTACAGTTACATTCTCTCCCGATATGTCAGAACTCTGGTCAATGACAGACTGGTTGTTCTCTGCCCCTGCCTGTACGTTAGCATTCACCGTTGGCCCTTTACTGCCACCACCTAGCAGAGAAACGGCACCACTAAGGACACCGCAACTGCTTACGAATAATGCTAGGGTTAGGGGTAGTAGGATACGCATTATTTTGGTACTCCTGAACGACGGTCCCCTAATTGTAGTACAGAAGATACTTCATCCCTACCTGATATAATCCCTGCATAGAACAATTCTTTCAGAACACGGTTGTCCATACCTGCCGTATTATTACCTGCATCTTTTCTACGAAGTTCTTTAGCAAAGGCTACAGGGTCTTGGTTTTTAGCTGCGGTAAGAACAGCAGTCCAACCAGTACCAGCTTTTTCCCCTCCTACATTGTAGGCTAAAGATGTGAGTACGTTCTGGTATTTATAGTCTAAGTCATCCCATGCAGTACCTAGGTCTTTAAGTTTAGCATCCCAACCCTTTTTACCGCCACTGCCAGCACGAGCTAGTGAAAGCTCCGCTTCCATATCTTTGTTTAGTATCTCTACTTTTTGGTCTTCTGTAAGTTCAATGTAAGTACCATCTTCGTTTTTAAATTGAATACCATGTATCATACCAGAGGCTTCTTCAGATGATTTTATTTTATGACCAAACCCTATGTCTTTACTTCTCTGATCAACAGGTAAGTCTTTTTCTCTTGCATCTTTTGTAGCTACAGGTACTGAACCGTGATCTGATTCTGCCTGTTCTCCAATGTTTAAATAAAAGTTTTTTGTTTTTTGTTCAATAGATTTCTCTATAGGACTAAAACCTTCATCAGCATTCCTAGGTGCTTGTTCTTCAGGTAGTTGACCCTTATTATCCAACCTAGCAGAAGGTTGTCCTTGATCTAGTTGAGAAACCTGAATATCACCTTCACGTGCCATGTCAAATAAAGGCTGAGGATTAGTCAACTGACCCATCTCTGTGTCTGTCACATCGACCATACGAGGTTCAGGACCAAGGGACTGTGTTATACCCATACTCTCACGTATCTTACGTGCTTCCTCTACACTCTGCATAGTCTTCTGATCAAACATATCTAGGAACTCTTGTTCCTTTAAGACTTCTTTAAGTATGTCACGGATAGCTGACCGTTGACCCTCTACAGGTACACCAAAAGCTGAGGCAATACCTGTAGGTCTTGGACGACCACCAAGAGCCTGACGTAACTCGGGAGACAAAAGTTCACCCATCAGAGAGGGGTGTTGTTTCTTTTCTTCTTCAGCCATCTTATGGTTTTCTCCGTGTGTCACCGTTAATATCAACGTAGTAAGTACCAGAAGCAAGGTTCGCAAAGAACTTGTCATCTAAATCAAAATCATCAGACCAAGGAATATCCCAAGGTTTAGCAATAGAACCAGCAGGGGCTTCTGTTGTGCCTAGCTCTTGTTTAATAAGTAGCATCTCTTCAAAATTACTTGAGTCACCACCTAGTAAGCGGTAGTTATCTGCGTAACGTTTGACCATCTGGTTAATGGTATTAATTTCTGAGTAGAATCCTGCTACTGAGTCCATGTCGAAACCTTGCCCACGTAGCTGTGTTACTTCCTGTCTTGTTAGTTTCTTGCCACGGTCCTTAATCATGTTAAAGATATTACCATCATAGTAATTATCAGCAAATGTTTGAACAAGACCTGAACGGATAGCAGGTGGTTGGGCAACATTATCCTTGAACCCAATCTTACCCATACCCTTTACAGTGAATATGTTATTCTCAGTAGCACCCTTGGCTGTTGTCAAGAAGATATTAGCCTGTGACTGTAGTGCGTTCTTCATCTGTGATCTTGCCACTCTAGCAGCCTCAGGATCAAGAGACTCAACCTTCTTAAGTATCTCGTATGTCTTAGAACTAAACAGTCCTTCATCAGACCATAGGGCAGAGTCGTCAATAAAGACCTGAGAAGTGGCAATGTTAAGGGTTACCTTGTCGATACCCTGAAGGAAGTTCTTACGGACATCCTCTTGGTTCATTGCTTCAGGTTTTAGGGCTAGAATATTAAAGACAACACCATGATTGATAAGTGCCTGACGGTCACTGTTAGACCGTTCAGTAGCCTTTTCTATTTCGTTAGGGTGGTGAAGTGTGTCAGTGGTTGTTAGTGGGGAAGGACCTTCAATAGTACCTGTAGTTTGATCAGGTACAAGACCTTCAAATATTTCTACAGACTGGAAGTTAAGGTCTTCCACTGAAACACCGTTAAGGAGTGTTGTAATCTCACTAAAGTTTTTGTTCGCAATAACCTCTGTAACCTTATCCATATTAGACAACAAGGCTCTTGCTACTAAAGGATTAGAGATACCCTCCGCTTCAATCTGTTTAATGATAGCTTGGTCAACCTTATTGACAATACCTTCCTTAAGATTTGCTAGTTGGTCACTGTCGTACTTTTCAATGGTTGTAAGCAATTCACCGATAGCATCTAATCGACTCTTAACTCCTTGGTAAGAGTCGTCAGATACATACGCAGGTTTAACGTACTGGTTCTTAAGTTGGATATGAGCAGCCTTTAACTGTTGTAAAGTTTCAGGGTTTACGTTACCGCCTTGAATCTCAATGTCAAGAGTTTTTAATCCTAATTCACGTAGATTATCAAGAGCAAGAACGGCATTAGCCCTTCCTGTAGCATCCCAGTCAGCCTGTCCCATAGTCTTAGCATTAGAAGAAATAAGAGAAGCAGCCTCAATCTGGCTTATCATGTTAATTGTTTTCTCGTAGACTTCTTGTTGTGTAGGATTCTTATTACCCGAAGCAAGAAGTTTATCCTTAGCTAATAAAAAGTAGGCAGGATTCTGTGAGAGTGTTTCATTAACCTTGTTAAACACTTCCATCTGAGGATCAACGTTTAAGTAGTCAACATTAACACCTGTCTGGTGTTTAAACAACCTAGCCTCAGCCTCACCAATATCAAAACCAGCGTTGTTATATTCGATAATGGCTTGTTTAACAGCTAACTGTTTCTTGAGAGGGCTTAATCCTTTCATCTCACCCACTCTTTTGGATAGTGCTGCGAAGGCTTCACGAGAGGCTGCACTCTCAGATGTTTGAGAACCTTTAGCACGTGCGTCAAGGATATCAAAGACACCCTTACCGATAGCTGCTACCCCTTGTACAGCGAAAGCACCTGATGCGGTGCTAGGCATATTGACACCACGTTCATATTCTGAACCTATATCACCTAAATCTACTGCGAAACCTTCAGGCATATCTTTTCCTTAATCTACTTGGTGGGACAAGAATCCTGCATCACGTCCTAATTCTAGTTTATGGGCATTACGGAAGATATCTATGATACCCCCAGCGTTTACAAGATTATTTTGTAGTGTGATTTTCAACTCGTTAGAAAGTCTTGATGCCCATAGTTCATCTGTGATTTCTTGCCAAAGTTTTTCACCTCTAATCATATCACGTTCATCACCGTTTGTCAATAGGTTCATTGCTAAAGTAGCTTTACCTGTTAACTTTTTAGATAAATCACGGTATACTTGGTTCTTTTTGTAAACCATTTCAGTGTAGTCGTAGTAGTTTTGTACAGGTGCTGGTGTTGCACCAAACAATACTGCTGCCGCATCATTTGGTGATAACCCACTGACAGCTAGTTTACGTGTTTTACTACGGTAGTTGCCTGTTTCTATAAGTTCGACTATCTTGACAGCCTTGTCAACAGTAGACAGGTTACGTACTAGCTGTGTTAGGTCTTCACGTACCATCTCAGTACGACCTGCAAACATAGCTTTAACAGCAGAACTTGCAACACCATACATATCCTTGGTAATCTCACCTGAAGGACCGAAGAGTGTGGTTATCATACTATCTTCAAAAAGTTTACGGTAGGTATCTTGAAGCTGTCCTAACGGTGCTGCTCGTTGAGCATATGCTGTCTCTGTACCTAGACCCCAACCTAGTAGTTGGTCAAACAAACCATACTTGACTGCGTTAAATGCCTCGACAGAGTCACGGTTGTTAGGGTCATAGCCTAGCTTTTCCGTAACGTAGCCAGCCATTTGACCCATACCAAGTCCTGTAAGACCCCACATAGGACCCATAACAAAGGCCATACGAGCACGTTCAGCTACCGTAAAGTTACGACCTACTGCGATATTCTCCATAGCACGTAGAGAGAATGTCAACCATTGTGTAGGTACCCGCATAGGACCTGACTGGACAAAACTACGTGAAGCTGTAGTCATACGGAACGTCAAATCCTGTTCACGGTTCATAATCCAAGTCTTACCCTCAGGTGATAAGGGTTTAATAGCTGGACGTTTAGCACGATGTTCTAGGAATGCTGTAATAATCCCTGTCATACGTGATGCACGTTCACCTTCCCTGAAGAACAGAGTGGAATAGTCTAGGAATTTACCTACACCTTCTTGTGCTTTACCTGTTAGAGTACTTGCAGCACCAAACTTTTGAGGGGCTTGAAGTTCGATAATCTGGTTATCAACGATATTACGACCACTCTCGTCAATATAACGAGTTAGTTCTGTTAGTTCGTCTACTGTCAGTCCTGACATCTTAGCTAGACGTTCTATACCTGCTGCCCTTGACACTTTATTTAGGTTAGGGTGCATTAACATAAGCATAGGACCTGTCAGACCCATAGCTTTAGTACCGTGTGTAGGAGATATACCTACGATTGTCAAGCTGTGAAGAGCCTGAAGCATGAACTGATCAGGGTTGAAGAAACCAAACTTAGAATAGAAGCCAACCTGAAGTAAACGAGAGGCAGGATCAGACTTAGTTAGGTCAATTTTGAATCCTGTCTTCTCAAAGATGGATTCAGTTGCTGAACGTGTGAATGTTTCCCACTTATCTGACAACCAAGTGGGTTGGTTCAGTCTCCGTTTAATGATATCTTGTTGTTCACGTAGTTGTGCAGCGACATCATTATACTTACCAGTCTTTGTGACATTAGCCTGAAGGAACCTTTGCATAGGGTCTAAACCCTTAACGTCTTCCCAGTTAGTAATCAAGCCATTGTTAGAGTCTGCAAGTCTATTCCAGCCCTCAATGGCATTCTTAGATGCGGCACGGTTAGCATATCCAAAGGCTTCAGTACCAAACTGATCAGCCATAGCTGAGATAGGATTAGCATTAGTAGCTTTCTTACCGCCATACTCCATTAGAGGTGTGTCACCACGTTTCATACGTGCGCTGTTCAAGGTTGATGCTACATCCTCAGCAACTGAGATACCTACACGGCTAGGGTCTTGTCCTGCCATTTCGACAGTAACCTTTTCATCACGTGCCTTAAATACAAACTGTTCGTTAAAGTTGAAATTGTATTCACGTCCTAGTTTCTGTAGGTCCTCAAGGTCTGTTACGTGTTTGTTCCAATCGTTATTACGACGGATGACATCACCTAGTTCATCGTACTGAGCCTTAGATAGTGACAAGTCTTGGATGTCTCTAACACCTGAGTTCTTCATTAACTCGTCAACTTTAGCTGCGATGTTGTTCAACTGTGTACGTGCAAGTACAGCTTGTTCCTTACCAAAGGAACCTAGCATTGTTTTGAAACCAGTTGAAACCTTTTTACCAGATGCTAATAGGTTTTCCTTGACAGTACCTACAAACCAACGGAACTCTGAGTTAGTACGAGGACCGCCTACGTTATAAGGCATTACATCTACACGTTCTAAGACACGAGTAGACACAGGGTTAGTGATGTAAATGTGGTCTAGGTAAGGATCAGCCAGTTTAAAGATGATGTTATCTTCTTTAAGTTTGTTCTGTTGAACTGGACGCATACTTGCTACGTCAAGGACATTGTCATCTACTTGATTTGCTGATACACGGAAAGCAACACTACCGAAACCATTACCTAAGTCAACGTAGACACCACCCATAGAAACAGCACGTTTTAGTCTAGCTGATGATTGAATGTGCCAAGACGCATCGTTGATGTCAATGACAGCATCATAGGCTTCTACCGTGGACTTTTCAGGTGGCTTGCCGTATAGTGTTTTGTAGAGAGACTCAAAACCCTCTTTGGTAGGTGCTTTACGTAGGTGAGAGAGTTCACCATCACGTAACTTAGTAAAGAAGTCAGACAGATTCTCCAACTCTTTGCCTTTTACCTTACGTATTTTCGTCTGGTATGGCTTGACAATGTCACCAATTAGTGCTTGTCCAGCTTCAGCCTGAAGAAACTTAACACCTAGTTTATCCCCTAGACGTACAGTAACTGCACCTAGCATTTTATTTACAGCATCACCAATAAAGCTGCCTTTCTCTAGGATTTCTAGTTGAGGTGCTTTGTTTGTTAAGTCTAATCTTTGTTCAGCTTCGACCCACCAACCACGTCCCTGTTCTTTTTTGACAACCTTTAGGCTTGGGTCATTCCTAGCAATAGCCTCTGCGTCCATCTTACGACGGAATGCAGTACCTGAACCATCCTTACCCATACGTACTACAACTTTGTAGTCATCCGAACCCTCAGCTACAATAGTTCGAGTGTTTACAACTACATTGTTAGTCCGTCTTGCAATCTTCGTGGCAGTTTGTTCTGCAACTTTTTCGACTACATTACGAGGAACGTACTCACCAAAGGAACCTCTACGGTTAGCCTCTTCAAGTTCCTCTACAATACGATTCTTTACTGTGTTGTCACGTACAGCAACTTGGCTAGGACGTTCAATAGGACCCTTGACAGGGTCTAAGTCTTCTGTCAGACCACGTCCCTGTCTCTTATACACATCTCCGAGCCCACGAGACGTAGAGGAATCTCGTAT